GAGGTATGGCTGAGACGCGGTCGCTCCTCCGAAATAGGCACAAAAGACATACTGTTTATCGCCCCCGCTCTGGCCTCCGGCGCTCGAGCCGGCGAGGGGGATCTGGATATATTTGTTATCCGAAGCGTCCTTCAGAAAGGTTTTGGGAGCTTCGATATAATTGCTCATCGGAATGATCACCGGATATGCGGGGCCGTTAGCGGGGTCCTGGTCCATTTGCTGTGAATCCCGCCAGCAGATTTTGTCCGCGCCGTCGAGCACCATGAAATTCGCGTCGCCTGCCGGGTTAGAGCAGGCAACATCGTCCGTCGATCTATTTATGAGAAATGTCACGCTCGGTTTGCTCATTTTATTTCCTCACTTTTTTCGTATAGTCACTTCAAGGCTTGCGGAGATCAATGTCGGACTGCTCCCTCCACCGGAAACCGATCCCCCCCAACTGATTCCGCCGCCATACGATGCCCCGGCATTGCTTACGCAGCTACACGAAATAGTCACGCTCCCCTCATGCGTGTTGTCCACCCACAAAAAGGCCCAATCCTCCGTAGGGGCTGAGACCAGGTAGTTGCTCGACGAGGAGCTGCCGGATAGCTTTATCGTACCGGGAAAGCTGCCGCTCAGGGTCCATCTATAGCTGGTCCCCACCCCATTGAACCGATATGAAAAACATTGCATTTGATAAGATGAGTAATAAATGGTGAAAACAACCGAAGGGCCGCTGATGACATAAGCAGGCGCCGTGCCGGGTGGAGTAACGCTCCCGCTCCCGCTACTTCCGCCTCCGCTGGATGAAGGCGGTGCTGGAGTGGTGTCGGTCACCGTGATCGTTTTCGTATCCAGCAAATATCTTGGATTTTCCTTGCCCGTTTCGGCCTTTACCTCGATGCTCGCGGTCCCCACGGCCAGGGCGTTGAAATAGTTGATCGCTATCCCCTGCGCCCAATAGGATACTTGCAGTTTATAGCCGGTAGCGACCACTATATTGAGATCTATCGTCTTTTCGTTGTGTCCGGCGTAGAGATTGCCGTAGACCAGCATGGGCGTTCCATCGGGGGCTTCGACGTATACGGTGCTTACCGACTCGATGAAATGATCGACTCTGCACTGTGAAACCCCGGCGATTTCGTTCACTCCGGTCGTCTTCTCCGCATCGATATAGTCAATGCCTAGATATCTCCATTCCCACTGCAAGCTTCCGGCCGCCGTCGTATAATTGGTGCATTGCACCGGTACCTCGAGAGCCGGATATCCCGCTCTCTCCGCGGCTATTACTATCTTGCTTTGACGAGGACCGTCGTATAAGTCCAGGGTTTCATTGTCTATGCCGATATTCATCTCAAGAGGACACTGGCAAGGATTGTTGGTATATACATAGGCATCGGCATATTTCCCGCCTGCTATGGACGCCGTTATCTTGACCTTGCCCGCCTCGCTAATATTGGGAGATACGGAATACCTAAAATTACTGAAGTAAACTCCGGACTCCTCACGCCTCATACAAAGATTCTGAAGTCGAGCACAATACGGATCAGTAGTATCAATCCGTTGTGCAGCCTGGTGCACCAACCAATATCCGGACCCTTCATCCAGGAAGATTTTTGCATAGCCACCGGAAATTTCTATCTTAAACCTGCCGGAAGTTGGATTTGTCTGCATGTCTAATATTACGTGTGACTCGTTACCTGTTTCACTTTCCGTGATGCCTGCAAATAGCTTTCGAGGAGTAGAGGTGCTACGAAATGAAGAATATTGTATGACTGCTTGAAAAGCGTAATATGTATAATTGCTATGTTGAGTAGGATTACCAAGCAGGAATAATGAGACATTTTTTCCCGTGGAGGCAAGATCCCAATCAATTTCGACAATAACTCTATTATTGTCAGGGCCTATTACAATCGCATCCGGTTTTGATGAAAGGTATTGAGTATTGAAATTGTAAGGGTCCAAAGCCACGGTCAGGGGAATATAGAGATATAGTCGATTGTTGGTCTGTTCGCAAAGGTGCCCGCTCACCGGCTCGTAAGGATAGGTGGAGCTGAGATATCGGGTTACATTGGGATAGTAATCCCAATTCAGCCCGTCTACGAATGGGCCATTGAATGTTTCAATCCGCGTGAAAGCCACCTCAGCTCCTCTCAGGCGCACCAGGCCTGTATTGTTGCCACTCCACTACATATATACGCTACCCTTATCTTTTGATCACAGAACTCCCATCCCTCGGATACGAGGACGTCCTTGCCATCGATCTTGCACCCCCAATCGACATGATTGATTGTTCTCGCTTTGTCCGCGTACATCCATATTCCAAGGACTGTATCAGGCACAAAGCCAAGCGTGACCGCATTGGTAGCCTTGGCATTGAGCACTTCAATCATCTGGACTTCTGCCGTGGACGAAACGGACCCGCTCAATACGAGGGCTGGAGACGATACGCTCCAATTCACCATGTAGCCGTTTACCGGATTCCCCTCGCCATCCGTAACGCGTGCATAGCAATTGACTACCTTGCAGGCTCCGGGACCGCAGGCGCATTCCTTGTCGATCAAAATCTCAACAGAATTCGGCTGATACGTTTCGGCGGAGGGGATTATGGTTATCTGATTGCCGTACTCCGGCCATTCGGGAGCCTCGGCAAGCTTTGCGATTAATTGATCCTCGATCTCGAAATCGGATACGAGCGGAGCGTATTGGATGTTTCGGATGCAGACGTGCCCGAAACGGTCGGTCGTTACCACGGCGCCGACAAATCCTGCGAGCTCCGTCAAAATCTCGATGGGGTATTTCGAGTCCGCCTGGTAGGTATAGGCGTAGATGAAGTAATCGGAAATATTAGAATATTGAGAGTCCCAGGCAACGCCCGCGCCCCAGCAGACCTCGTCGCAGATCTCGAAAAACGAGGTATCGGAGCACCAGGTCTTATTTATTTTCTCGGCAAAGGGACTATCGAGGGCCGCGAGTGTCGATCTTCCCCAGACTCCGGTCGTGGTCTTTTTTAGCGCAACCTCGTAGGTCGGCTTTTCGACGTAAAACCGGCCCTGGGAGATCCAATCGATTTGCGTTTGCACGAAGACCTCGATTTGGGGCCGGCTCGGCACGGTATAGAAATCGATTGAGTCATAGAGCCCCTGGTCCGCCACGTCGAGGCTGAGCTCACGGACGAAGGAATCGAGATCGGCGCTGATCTCGAAGCTCGAAATCCGCTTTGTTATATCCACTCCGTCCAATTCTATTCGCCAACCGTATGACATGGATTTTCCTTAAATTTTCTTTTCAATGACACTCAGCTTGATCTCGTAGCTAAAAACCATCACCCCGCGCTCGGCCCAGTAGAGGTTTTTCCAGGCTCTAAAACCGCCCGGCCTCAAGAAAGCCACCTCAAAGCACTCGTAGCCGTCCGTAAAGTAGTAGCGGCCATCGACGACTCGAGAGATCGTCCACAGCGCGTCGCGCCTGGCCTGGCTCATCGCGTCGGTATCCGAGAGCTTGATAGCCAGGTCCTCGTCGAAGAAGCCAAAATCCTGCACCACGGCCCCTCCCAAAGTCGGGATCACGGAGCCTCTGCCATCGCTCCCGGCATTGGGCTCATAGCCCCCGCTGTGTACGGGGTCCCGATCTAGGCAGATGAGGATTGCCGGCGCTGGGACCGCCGTTTTAGGGTCGAGCGTGGCGGCGATATCGGTGCTGAAGAACGCGAATTTTGCCAAAAAGACTTCCTCCCATGAAAAATTCTCACTTGCCGCGTGTCGAGCGCCGCCTTTTCAGTTCTTCTTCGAGCTCTTTGAGCATTGCCCGGCCGGTCCGGGGAGAGCCGACAACAGTCATGGGCATGTCCGCTTCGCCGGCCCGGAGGCGCAGCTCGAACGTCTCGCTCGGGTCGGAAAATCCTCCCCCTTCATGCCTTGTCACGATCTCTGAAAGTCCCGAATCGAAAGCGAGGCGCGGCATCCGGTATCCCAGGAAATCCTCCGGGCGAAGACTCAAATTGTTCATGCGCTCGAGCCACGGGCGCCATGCGCTGGTCGCCTCGGGGCTGAGGACGAACTCCGTTCGCAAGAGCTTGGCGATGACTTCTCCCGGCTTCAGTGCTAACAGGGAGCCAAGCAGCCCCGTCCTGTTGGTCGATCCTCCGCCGTGAAATTCTCCCGCCCAGCCTCCCGTATGATGCGAGGGGAGGGAGCTTCCAGAGCCGGAGCTTCCCGAGCCGCTTCCCGAGCCAGGATCTATCTTGGTTTCGTTTATGGTCTTGATCTGGCTGATAATATTGGCAAGCGTCCCGTGGATGTACTTGAGTGTCCACTGGAAGCCCTCGCTTTTGGGGTCGAGAGTCGCGTGATTGATGACTCCGATCCTCACTTCGATAGCACCGAGGGCTCCATGAAGATATTCAAGCGTCCATTTGGCGTAGTCGGCTTGCACTTTTATTTCCGTTGAATTCAGCTCACTGATTTGCCCTATAATGTTGCTTTGAAGCTGCTGCTGGTAGTCCAACTGATATTTGGTGGAATTGAAGACCTCGGTCGTCTTCTCCTTTTCCTTCTCTTTCAGCGATATGCGCGCATTCATGGCCGCGGTGTAGGCGCTTTCCGCCTTGGCCGCCGAGGACTGCTCGTCTACCACGATTTCCCCGTTGGCGTCTTTTATCGCCCCGGTTTGCTTTCTTGCGACAGCCGCGGCCTCCTTATAGAAATCCTCGGCATCGGAGCTCATCCCGTCATAGCTGGCGGCGTTGCCCTTGCGCATCAGCTCGTCATAGAGCTTCCAGTTATCGTAGTATTTTTCCGCCGCCGTCATTGTGGATTGTTTTATTTCATGCACGCCGGTCGATTTTTCGGTGGAGAGATTTTGTATTTCCTTGTCGAGACTCTTTATCTTTGTGGCCAGCTCCTGATATTGCGAGGCCATCTGGGAGATGTTCGATCTCGTGACGGAAAGCATCCCTTCAAGGACCGTTTTCTTATTGGCGAGGGTTTCGAGGTCGATTTGCAGCAATTGCGCTTTACGCTCTTTTTCGGCGGCGATACCTTCCTTCTTTATCGTCTCCGCTCCCTTGCCGGCCTCGCTCACCGTGCGGGAGAGGATGCTCATCTTGTCCCGGTAGCTCCCCTCCGCTATGACCTTCTTGGCTGCGCCTTCCGCCTCCGCATCCGCAATACTCTTTTCCATCGCCTTCTTCTGCAGGGCGGTGCTCTCGCTTCCATATTTGCGCTGCAAGGATAGCCCCCGGCTGGATATTTCCTCCTCGCTCGCTCCCGAGGCTGTAAGGGCGGCAAGCTTGGTCGAAAGGTTGGTCTTGAGGTCATCCAGCTGCGCATCCAGGCTATCTTTTTGCTCCTGCCTTTGGAAATTGAAGGTCTGGGAGAGGCTCTCGCTAAGTGCCTTTGCACTCTCGCTTATCTGCAAGATGGCACTCTGAGAGGCTGAAAGCTCCTGCAATTTCTTGGCGGCGGCGGATCCATCATTCCCGAGATTCTGGAGACTGATTCCCGCTGCCTTGGCTACCAGCTCAAGTGTTGAGATCGCCTGCTTCACCTCCTGGAGGGATTTATCGGCGTCTCCAAGTTGCTTCTGAGCCGTCGTTGCGGCATCCGGAGTGAAAAGGCCAAAGCCCGTTCTCATGTTGGCCTGCTGTTCGAGTCCTGCCCTGTAGTTTTTCCAGTAGGTAAGCGACTTTTGAAGACGGTCGTATTCGTCCTGGAGTTCTTTTGCTTCCAGTTTTTTAAGCTCCTCGAGAGTGTAAATTTTGACGTCTCTGTAAGCCTTAAAGCCCTCGGCGGCATTCATGTAGCCATCCCGGAGCTTTTTGATATCATCCTGGAGATCCAGATATTCCTTGACCAGCTTCAAGAGCTCGTAGAGCTTCTCGAAGGCGAAAGCGACTATGATGGCCGACCCGAGGCCGACCAGCGAGGCCTTGAATAGATCGATCTTCGGAGCGCCGTCTTTCATGGTGCTAACGAGAGGCCCCGTTTCCTTCACCGCTCCCAGGACGGCGCTCCCGAAGTCCTTGATAATGGGTATCGTCTGGCCAAAGAGAAGACGCACGGCAATGGCGCCAAGCCTCAGCGTCCCAAAGCTCGCACCCAGGGTCCCCAGGCTGAGCGCAAATCCTGTCATTTCGGGCGAAACGCGGGCAAGATCCGTAACCGCATGCAACAAATCGGTGAAGGTCTCCACTCCCGCTTTCACCACGGGCATAACGGAAGTTCCGAGGGTCTCTTTGAGCTCCGTGAGGCCGTTTCCGGCAAGCGTCAACTGGTTTTGAAGAGTTTCGAGCTGGCGCTTGAATTCCTCGCTCAGTCCTCCAGCGTTTTTCTCTTCATCGCCTGCTATCGCGAGGGCTCTTTTGTATTTGTCGAGCCCCGTCACGAGGACGGCGAGCTGTTTTTCGTATTCCTGCCCGAATACCGTAACCAGGGTCTCGGCGAGCTGCTGCTTTGGAAGCTGCTTCAATGTTTCGAGGAACTTCAATAGAGCCGCCTGCGGATGCTCGTTTATGTCCGTTGCGAGCTGCCGGGCATTGACGCCGATCGCGGCGAGGGCGGCTTTAAATTCCTCCGAGGCGGCGCCGGCGCTCTGGAGCTTGCTCAGCATGGCGCTTATGGCCGTTGCGGCTATATCGGGAGTCTGGCCCAGCCGGAGCATGGCTCCGGAGAGAGCGACCACTTCGTTTCGAGCAAGCCCGAAAATCTCCGTCGAGCCGGCAACCCGGGTCATGACATTCAAAATATCCTTTTCGAGTACTCCGGTCCGGTTGGCCAGGGCGTTGATCGCATCGGCGACCTTTTCCACCTCACCGACGTTCAGATGATAAAGATTTATCATCTTCCCGATGGCCTCTCCCGCCTCATCGGCGCTCATTTTGAAGGCGGGAGCGATCTTTGCCGTGATGGTGACGAAGGCCTCGATGTCGTTCGAGGCAATGCCGAGCTGACCGCCAGCCTCGGCGATGCGGGCAAGCTGGACCGCAGTCAAGGGAATGGTGCGGGAAAGCTCGAGGAGCTTACCTTTGAGGCCCTCGATCTTCTCAGCCGGCGCGTCCACGACCTTGGCGACGTCCGACATGGCGGTTTCTAGCTCCATCGAGGTCTTGACGACCGAAACGAGCCCCGCCGAAGCCGCTATCACCCCGGCAATGGCTCCTTTTGACTTCTCGATGCTTGATATCCATCCGTTCATCCCCTCTTTGAGCTCTCCGACCCGATCGTTTAATTTAAGCTGTGCCTGCGCCAGCTCGGCCGTCGAGAGCTTCCCGGAGCTTGCAAGAGTCGCATAGGAGCCCTTCAGGCGCTCTATTTCAGCGCGCAGCTCCTGGTGGGGACGAAGTCCGAGATTGTCCCTTGCCTTGGCGACAGCGGCTTCCTCCCGGAAAGCCTTTGTCACGTCTTCCAAAGATCCCTTGAGGCGTCCATGCTCCGAGGCCAGCCTGGTCACATCAACCCCGGCCGAGCTCATCGCGTTTTTCAGGCCCTGAAGCTCCACCCTCTGCCCCGAGACGGCATCCTTGAGCGCTCCCGCCCCGTCTTTGGCCGTCCTGAAATCGGTGCCAAGGGTCTTTAGCGCCGCCTCGCCGGTGCGGATTTCCCCCGAGAGCTCTTTTACCCGGTCTTTCGCCGCCCGGAGAGCGGCCTCGCTTTCCTCGATTCCCCGTTTGAAGGCCAGCGCGTCATCGCTTGCCTTCTTAAAATCAGCTCCGAGAGCCTCCGAGGGCTCCTTTGCGTTCTTGATCGCGGTCGCAAGCTCGAGGACCCTCGTTTTGGCCTCCTGAAAGGCAGAGCGCTGTCCATCGAGGGCCGTCTTCAGGCTCGAGGCTTCCTCTTTCGCCTTGTCGAAATCGGTGCCAAGAGCCTTCAGCGGCGCTTCGGCGGAGCGGATCTCCCCTGCGAGCTCTTTAACCCTTGCCTGGGCGGCCTCGAGGGATTGCTCGTTTTCAACCAGGCTCTTTTTGAGGACCCCGAAAGCATCGATCTGGCCGAGAGGCTTTTTGATCTCCTCCACCAGGGCGTTGAAACTTACAACCAACCGCTCTATATTTGATTTACCCTCGTTGGTTTCGACTTTGATCGAAAATTCGAGGGCGTTTTGAGCTCCCATATTCAACTCCCGGATGGTGTGATCATGTATGAAGACAAAGCCCGCACGGAGCCTATTTTCCTCGATCGTGGGACCAAAGCCTTGGAGCACTCGCCAAAGCCCCGTCTCTTTCTTGGCTACAGGCTGTTTTCCCGGTCGCTCGAGAGCTTTCCAAAGGCCTTTATGGGCTGGGCCTTTGTGGTCATGGCCGTTGGCTTCTCGTTCCACCAGCCCCGATTGATCGCCTGGGGAGTTTTGCTGCCCGTGGCGCTCCTCTTAGCGCTCAGTGCGGCCGGCGTCGCTTTTGCCGTTTTCTCCCGCGCTATCGGGCTTCTGGCTCGCTTTCTCCGCTAAGCCGCATCAACCTCTCCACAAAGCCCCTTACCTCATCCTTGCCTCCCCGCTGCGCCAAAATGCGCAGGTGAAACATATCGAGGCTTCGTCTTGCCTCGCCTCGCCCTATGGCCCTCAAAAAGGTCCTTATCTGGGCCGGCGTGTAATCGAGGATAGCCTCGAAAGTGTGCCCATGCTCGATCAGTTGCTGGATGAGCTCACCCCAGCGAGCTGGAGTCTGCGTGTCAGGCCCCGGATCTCCGACAGGGCCATCGAGAAAAAATCGGCGTTCACGTTCACGAGAGCCGTTACCAGCCGCAGCAACTGGTCGAGCTCGAGGTCTTTTACCCATTCCTCCGATTTATCGACCAAGACGGCGACAGCCGATGCAATCGCGTCTTCTTCCTCGCAAATGAGATCGAGAATGGAAGTATCCTTATCGATACGCCCCCAGACTTCCTCCATCGACTTTTTGACCCGCGGTATCTGGCGAAACCGTATCGGCCCGATGGCAATTTTTTCACCTCCCGCCTCGATCTCGAGACGCTGAGGGAGCAAGGCGGTCAAGTCATCCGTGGATTCGCTCATAGTCTCTCCTTTCCTTTATTGCTCGAAGACGAAGAAATCGAAATACCCGTCATCCGTGCTGTAAATCGTACCCTCGAACTCGAGCTTCGCGTGGTCGTCTCCGATGAGATCGAGCCCCTTTGTGGGCTTGATCCGCGCCTTGTGCACCAAAAGCTCGATGGATCTTCCCGAGTGCTGCAAATCCTTGCCCGTGAAGCGCAGCCTCGCTTCGACCTGGGTGTTATCGAGGCCCTTGATTTTGTAGCCTCCAAGGAGATCACAGGAAAAATCGACGGCGAGCTCCGCCAGGTCCACGATGGCGCCCGTGGAAAGGGCCTTGATCCTTCCCGTCCAGTAGTCGATCACAAAATCATCGCCTTCATCGTAGGTGGTTGTTCCGGCTTCGTTTTTTACGACCACAGCCGGAGCTTGCAAGATATTGCGCTTGGAAAGCTTCACCCACTTGTCGAGCCTGGCCGTGACGGCTTCACCGGCCACGGCTCCAGCCTCCTGGCTGAAATTACTCGGGGTCCCGAAAAGGACCATCGAGAGATTGTTCTTCGACAAATTTGTGTTGGTGATCTTGATGGCGTAATCGAGGGATTTTTGGCTCTCAGCCAGGGTGCTGGCGACCACCGAAGTGTAGTCGGCAAGCGTTGCGACCTCGTTTTTCTTTTGCTCGATGGCGACGTCCGTATTGCTCCCAATGTGGGTTTCGGCGCCCTCGAGCACCCCGTTCACGTAGAGCTCGAGCGTTACAAGGCCGCGCCCGCGAAAGCTCTCTTCCTTGAATGGCAGTCTTTGATATCCCATGTGATCGTTTCTCCCTGTTTAAGTTAATGCAACGTGGACTATCGCCGGGTAGCTGAGCTCCGCCACGTGGCAGAACACCCCGCCGAAGGTCCTGAGCTCCACGACTTCAATCTGGAGGGGGCCGGATCCCGGCATTACCGTCCCCCCCAGGGGCTCATCGATGTCGGCATCGAAAGCGTCCTGGATGCGCTCGACGACGTCCTGGAAGACGATCTCGGAGCCTTCCGCGTCGCTCATCCCATAGATCCCGCGCATCTTCATCTCGTAAGTCCTCCGGATGAAAGGAGCCTCGAGGCGCTTTGATTGAGTGCTCTTTCGCGTGACGATCCAGCCATTGATCCTTCCGTCTCCGTCCTGGAAAAGCTGCAAAAATTTCGCCCAGTCCTTGAAGAAGCGCTCGCGCTCATGGACGATTCCGGTACCTTCGATGCTTTGAAGCTTTGAAACGATTGCCGCCCTCACCTCAAAGAGCCCCATTTCCAATCCTCTCGGCAACCCGCTCGGGGATTTTGTTCATCACTTCCATGATCCAGGGATCGAGCTCCTCGAAAGTCTTTTGGAACATGTGCGCCCCTCCGTGGAGGAAGCCGAATTTTCCAATGTTTATGGCCAGGCCGAAGGCGGCCTGCTTCGCCTCCTCTTCCGGAAGACCGTGCTTTCTCATGAGCCAGAGCATCAAGGGCTCGATGGGAGGACGGCGTTTTCCCGGCCTTCTTCCAAGCTCTACCACCTCTCCGTATTCAAGAGGCGTTCCTTCCGTCGCTCGAAATCCTTCCCCATATTCCGCCACCTCGCCGTGGATCGATCCCGCAAGCCCCGCCTCCCCGCCGACTCCTCGGGGAGTGAGCTCGAGCACCCTTTTTTCAAATCTTGCGAGGATTTCCCCGAGCGCCCTTTTAACCTCTTCCCGAACAACGACCGGATAGTCCCTTGAAAGAGCCTGGAGGCTCGACTGGTTCGAGACGATCTCATAGGACACGCCCTCTCCCACAATCCTTACCTCCACCTTCTCGGGTGAGTCAGACGGTCCCAGCCGTTTGGATACGAGACGTCCTGATCCTGGATCAGGCACGCGGGCTTTGGGCCACCATCTTTTGAGACGCCGACGTGCTCGTCGTATTCCGCCCTGTATTTGGCCGCCTGCGCCTCGTATTCCCTGCGCTTGGAACTATGATCGACGCTATCGGCCGCAATCGTGCTATCCTGATCCTGAGCGTATGAGGCGGCCAGCATGCGGCAAAAGTAAGCGGCCGACAACGCCTGCACCGCCTCGGTATCCGCCGCGGGGACCGTGCATGCGGGCTCCGGATCTTCCTCCGCCATCTTGTGCCTGGCCGTATAAGTCAACCGGATGCTCTTTCCCGTCTCGGGCATCAATCCCAGAAACCTCAGGAAAAGGCCGGTTGGCTTCTCATAGATGGTCCAATCCTCATTATCGATCTCGTTGACGGCTGTCCCGGCCTCATCGACAGGGTATTCAATCGAAAGAATCCGGCTAAAATCCGCATCCCAGCAGCTCAAGGAGGCCAGGGCATAGTCGAAGGCGTCCGCTCCGGAGACGTCCTCCACGATTCTCCTCGGGCGGTACTTGGAGTGCGTTTCCAGTGTCTTTTTGATTGCCTTGAGCTTTTCAGCGTCCCCAAGGGATAAGCTTCCCGGAACCAGCTTATCGAGCTCTTCAAGGTATTGCGCCTGCGTTGCCATTAACCTTCCCCCTGGATCTATATCTTTCGAGCGCAGACCTCTACGCCACAATGCTCTTGTATCCACTGCGAAAATCGATCACGGCGCCGGCGTATTCGTGCCGAATCTTGTATCTCACCTTATCCGCCACGAAGACCTGCTCCGCCTGGGGAGAATCCGCCAGGAACATCTCAGGCTCCTGGCGCCCGTTGAGGTATCCCATCTCGACGCAGTCAACCACCGAGGCGGGCAGAAGCAGGCCCCAATCGTTTACATCCGTCAGAAGAGACACCTGCTGCCCATTGATTTTCCCCTTGAGCGGGTTTCTCGTCTTTGTCGTGAGGTCGTTTCCGGAGTAGTAGAAATCATCGTTTATGATGGTCTCGGCCGTTCCCATCAAATCGATGGGATAGACCAGCGTGGGCTTTACACTGGGATCATCCAGGAGCCCGATGGGCTCTCCGCTGTCTTTTTCCGTGAACTTTCCAAGCATCCTGTAGGCCGCGGCCGCGTTGGCGAAGCTAAGCGCCACGGCCCCGAGGTTTCCATGCCCCACCGTGAACCAAGCCGTACCGTCCGAGCAGTTGGCATTTGCGCTGTATTTTGCCCAGACATACTTGGCGTGGGTCCTTCGGGCCGCCCGGCCAAGGCGGCTCACCAGGCGCTGGATGAGGGAGATATCATCGTTTATGATGAGCTTTCGCGTAATGGTGAGGATGTTTCCCTTCTGAGCGATGCTGTAAGTCGATTCCTCATCGGTTACGGCAACGATTTCCTGGTAGTCCGCCGCTTCGGGATCGACCGTGTCGAGGTCCCCGAAATAGCCCACGAGCACGGCTTCCTGTTGCCGAAAATCCTGCACGGGCTTTCGGATGCTGATAAGAAGCGATTCCCCGAAATCGGTTGCAAGGTAGTCTTTTACGAGCCTTCTTCCGAGGGTGTTTCCCAAGATGAAGCTAAAGGTCCCGCTTGTAATGTCCTGTGCCGAGCGAAGCTCGACTGAAAGCTTCGCTCGATCGAATCTTCCCGTTACCTCGCCGTCTCCGGTCAGCAAAAAGTAGAGCTCCCTGATCCCGGTCGGGACAGGCGCCGCCTCGTAGTCCGCTGCCTGGGCCGCTCTCATGTCGCCGAAAAAAGGCCGCCCGTCGAGGCGACGAAGTGAGGCCATCCGCGTGCGGTCCTCGGCGGTAAGGCCGAAGAGCCGGTCCACGGCAATCTCGACTTTCTCCCTTTGCCCAAGGCCTCCCGAGGCCCGGATCTGCGAGGGAAAAGAGAACTGGCTCTCGAAGGAAGCCATTTGAGCCACATACTCTTGTTCGGCCTTGATGGCCCCATCGATCTCTGCCTCGCTCACGACCTTGTCCGCCAGGCTCCCTCGCACCCGGGCGCGCGCAATTTCAGGGAGCGTGCTCAAGGAGAGCTTTTCTCCGACCATCCTGGCGCAGGCAACGCGTGTCTCGGCCTGACTGCTGGATTGGCTCACGGCGGCCGCTACGCCATCCACTATGAGCTTTTGGATCTCTTCGGCCGTAAGAGGCTTTGCCTGAGCGGAGCGCTCAGGCTCACCCGCCGGCTCCTCCGGCTTGCCTCCCTTGCCGTCCACGGGGGCTTCCATCGCCTGGCGGGCCAGCTCCAGGATTTCATCTTCTCCCAGCGCCGCCGTGTCCTTACCGTTTAGCAGCTCGGGACGCTTTGCCTTGATCAGGGCAATGATCTTGTCCTTATCCATCCTTTTCTCCTGTCCAGTGAGAGCTGCAACGGCTCTCAAAAATCTCCCGCCCGCGGCGGGATAGGTCACTACATCCACGGAGCTCGCCGAGGTTATCTCCGTTGCCCAGAGCACCGGCGTCTCACCCAAGGGCAGCCGAATCCCCCTGGCAACTGAATCTATCGAAAGCCCCAACGGATCTCGATCTCCCTGGCTTCTTCCTTGCCGGATTCGCTCGGGAATCCACTTGTGATCCGCATTGAAGCGAATGCGCCCAACAATCCCGACTCCATCCTTCCAGCAGCTTGTTTCTATTACGCCGGCCTGATTGCAGATCAGATATCTCTTGACGTCTTCGAGCGGGCTAAGGTTTGGAATCGGCAGGTGCACGTAAAGCTCCGGCCTGGCGTCATAGGCGTTGATGGAAACTCCGTCGAACACGTGAGCCGCGGCCGCGGCCTTCAGGACCTCTTCCGAAAAGTACCAGGGCGGCTCGGAGCGGCTGAGCCCCGGTGCTATCAGCACGGCCTCCCAAACGAGCCCCGATTCGTCAGCCTGCCTCGCCTGGAATAGATCGAACGAATCGGCCCTGAAATTGGCCCGCTCCGCCTGGATGTCCCCGGCAGCCCCCATCGCTTCCCTGGCGGCACGCTCGGTCATGGCGTCGATCTGGGAAATGAGCTTTCCCGCCGCATCGAAGACTTCCGTTTCGTTTTGCCGGGAGGCGCGCTGGCGGATCGCAACGAGCGCCGATCTAAACACCTTTCCATTCTTCCCGAAGGGATAGTGGCAGGCGTCTTTCGTCTTCGGATCGTCCTCATCGATCGCAAGAAACCAGGAGGCATAGGCCTTCCAGTCCTGCTGATCTCCCAGCATCATGTCGGAGTCCGAAGCGGCAAAAGACCAGCGGGAAGACCGGTCCACCTTTCCCTGCCCGATCAGCTTCACGGCGTGCGCATAGGCTTTGCGATTGAGCTTGGGCATTTTCTAGCTCCGTACCTTCCCCGCAACGGGCTTTCGCTTCTTTTGATTGACGTTGACTCCCGTTACCTCGATTTCGGAGAGCATATCGACCTGGCGCCCGTCGCCGTAGCGAACGCGCTTTCCGCCATGTGTCACGAGGACGATCTCTCCGCTATCCGGATCCAGTCTGCTGCTCAAGACGTATTCCTCCTTGATTCCATAAGCCTTCAAGGCTTTCCTGAGCAGCCATTCCCTGTCGAGCTCCGCCATTTTTGACTCCTTTTCCATCAATCGTAGATGGCCCTTGGCTGATACGGTCGATCGTCCCCTTTAGCCGGCTGAGCCTCCCAGTCCGGGAGGGTGAGCGCATGGGATCAACCGCAGTTTATGACCTCGCTTGCCGGCAGCCCCGGAGCGTGAGGGTAGGGGATATGCCCCGGAAAATCCCTGGTGACCGAAACCGTCGTCCCATTCAGCGCCAGGTGAGTCGGCCTTGGATGGAACTTTCCCGAGCTTATCCATTTCTTGAGCCATCCCCGCCCGGGGTCCGCTTTCACGACCGCGCTCATCCTTGCCTGTCTTGCCGCACTGTTCACACGGGCCATCTCGGTCCTGGTGATGGTCTCCGCCCTTACCGCAATGCTTCGAAAAACCGAAGGGTCGTCGAGGTTTCTTCCGATGGCCTTCATCACCTCGAAAGGGGTCTTCCCTCCAAGTATCCCGAGGGTGAGCTCGCCATTGATCCGCCCTACCAGGTCCTTCGAAACATTGGTCACGAGATCGGCCGAATAACCCTGCATGATGTCAAGAGCGCTTCGGGATATCTCCGGCGCATGAGCCCCTATCCCCACGTAGTTGATCGGCCAGTCCACCTGGTCGATCCCGGCGTTCCACATGTTCAAGAGAGCTTTCTGGAGTAAATCTGCGTATTGAAGCCGGTAGCCTTCTATCGCCCGCTTGACGGCGCTCTGGAGCTGCGGCAGAAAATGAGCCTGCCATTCGGTCTCGGCGATCCGCGAGCCGACCTCTTTTCTAGATCTCTCCAGGAGTACCTGGACGCGCTTTACTTCCGCCTCCGTGAGATTCCCAACCTTACCGATCAGATCCTGGAGCTTTGCGTTATAGGCCGCTTCCCGCTCGGTCATTGTCCGGCGCTCCTCGCCTGCATCCGGGCCACTATCTCCTGGACCAGGGCTTCCCTGGCCGCGTAATCCTCGCTGAGCTCCCCGCTGCCGGGCATTTTCGCCGCGGCCTTCTTTATCTCTTCAGCGGAGTCGATATCGACTCCGATCCGCTCCGCAACGCTCGCAAATACCGCCGAGGCCGTTTCCTTGACGATCCACCCCTGGCCCTCGGCTATCATGAGCCCCTGGGCCAGTTGAAGCAGCGCCTGCACGATACCTTTAAGATCGCTCACGCCCATCTTGGGCATATTGACCGTAACCTTGAAGCGCTCGCCCGCCGGCTCCTTCAGCGCGCCGTGGAGCACCGCCTGGTCGAGAACAAAGCGAAGGACGTACTCGATCATGTACTTTACATAGCGCTGGCGGCTCCCCAAATCCTTGAAGGTGGGCTCGCCCATGAGCTCGGCTTCCGTCTGATAGGCCTTCCCACCGGAGCCCAACCAGCTATCCGGCCGATTCTGGCAGGCAGCGAGATACGATTTCATGAAGTCAAAAAAGGCCTTGGAGTCCTGCATCTTGAGATCGGGAGCAACCGCGCTCCAGGCCACGCGCTCATTGTGAGCCCGAACGCTCCCCGGCTTTGGAGCCCTGTTGGCTTTGAGAAAATCCCTGACGCCATCCTCGTCCGCTCCCTGGATCGACACATCCCAGATGAAGGCCTTGATGAGCTTTATCCGGTCCAGCTCATCGAAGATCGACTCCTCGAAGCCATTGATGAAATCAAAACTTTGAATGAGATCCGATCTTCCGCGCGGCCCGTTGGGCGGATTGTTGATGGAAAAGAAGAAGCAATCCCCCACTAGGCGCCCGAATTCCTTCTTCCTCGGGTCCCATTCCTCTCTGACCACGGCCAACGTATCTCCGGATCTTCCCGCCATCCCCTTGAGCTTGACCGAAGCCGCAAGCTCCGGAAAAGCGCTCGAAACGTCAACGACATCGACGTTCGCCGGGTCGATGTAGCTCAGCCTCACGAATCCGGAAATGGGATTGATCCATACGGGCCAGCACTGCTCGCCCAAAAGCCCCAAAAACTCGATTCGCTTATCCAGGCGAAGGTCCATCTGGTTGATCGAATCGGTCCAAAAGGCATCGAGGATCTTCTTTGCCGCCCCATCCGGATCGTTTTCGACGCGAAAGCTAACTCCCTCTCCGAGCACGAAATTCTTCGTGTCCCGGACAAATCTTTTTACGAGCCCGGACGTGTCGTAGAGGTAGTAGGCCAGCTCGAACATGAGGTCCTGGCTCATGGGAGTGAGATCTCGCCGGATGTAGTCCTGCTCGCTGAATCTCCTGTAGCCCTCGTTTTTAGGATCGTAGTCGAGGGAAACGGGTAGAGCCTGGCGCGCCTGGAGTACTGCTTCCTCGATGAGGCCTTCGACCTGATCCCTGGAGAGGAAGCTCTTTCTGATGCCCTCCAGCTCGAAGCGAACCACTTCGGGCTCCATCAGATCCGGAGCGAATAATTTGCCGATATCCCTTGCTATTCCGTAGCCCATTCGACCCTCTTCTCAGTTTTTGGACCAGTTGGAAACCTTGTCCCGGATAAGGCGGCCAAAGCCTGAGAATATGCGCCGCCGCCCCGGCTCATCATCATCTCCCTCGCTCCCGGCTCCCCGAATACTCTTCCTCAATTCGCCGGAGAGCACCCTGGGCAGCCCTTCGTCCGGATCGACGGAGCCATAGGCAGCCGGACCTTGCGTCCCGCTTGCCGCCTGCGCCGACAGGGCTTTTGCCCAAAAATGGTCCGCATGGCCCGTAGCCTCGGTTCTATCGGCGTCAAACCTGAAATGCCCCGTACCCGTCCCGTACTTTTTGACCGAATGAAGGGAGCGCCGTATAGTCGCATCCGCTGGAATGAGCGATCCACGATCCTCGAAGTTCCGTTTCAGGCCCTCCGCCAGGACCTCCTTGCTGGCAGGGTTGAAATTGATCTCCTCGACGCGGTGGGAGCCGTAGAGATCGACGCTCGATTCCGCGAGCTGGTTTCCGATGCCGGTCGAATCGATGCAGCCCCGGCGAAAGAAAGGAAGAGCCATGATCGAGTGAAGCACCTGCTGCTGCACGAAATAGGGGGCCGCTCTAAGCTCTATGACTGAGATCGCATGCAGGATTTCTCCAATCTTTTGATCCACCCAGATCACGCTGAGATCCCTTTTTCGGCCGATATCCATCCCGAGGAATAGCTCGCCCAAAAACGAAGCCCCGCTAAAAACATCCATCGGAAGGGGAGGAATGACCTTGCTCGCAAGGAAGGCCGCATAATTTGCCTGGCAGGCCTCGATGAGGCGCGTTGCCCAAACCGGCATGGCCACAAGCCGCACATCCTCGCAACCGCTGATAAGATCGTGCGATAGAAAGCTACTCGCCTCATCGCTCGGGATGCATTCGAACTCTTCGAGCCAGGCGTCTTCATCGTTGAGGGCCAGCCTGAGGTCCTCCGCCTCGATGGGGTTTCCGTTCTCGTCCTTGAGCTCCAGCCCCATTCGGATTGCATCGTGGATCGAGATGATATGCTTGCTCCATCCGCCCCGCTCCCCCACGTACTCGTAATCGGGACCGATAAAGCGCTGAAGAGTCGGCGAAGCATACAAAAGCTCGTAGAACTTATTGGTCTTTCCCTGAAAAGTGCTGATGATCCGGATCTTGTAGCCTCGGGTGATGGTAGGAAAAAGCGCCTTCCAGATCGCCCGGCTGTCCTTGTGAAAGGCAAACTCATCGAGCAAAATATTTGCGCTGTGCCCTCTGGCGGTTGCGGGATTCGCCGGAAGCCCCACGATGCGGCTCCCTTTCGGCCAGGCGATCTCGAGCTGCTTGAATCTGATTCTTTCATTTCGCTTTTCATCGTCATGCAAAAAGTCACTTTCAATCGCCTCGATGGCCGATCCGTAAGCTTGTGCATGCATTGCCGCAGTGGCCATGAGCTCTTTGCTCTGGCGCTCTCCGGCCGAGAGAAAAACCCACTTTGTCTTCTTGCCCAAAAGCTCTTTCTCGAAGATGTCGTCCACGGCCTCGAGGCTCGTTCCAAAGGATTTGCCGCCCTGCCTCGTGATGACGCCGATCTTGAACCGGCTTGCATCCCTGACCCACCGACGCTGGTATTCAGTGAGTGTGATGGCTGGATCAGAGGCCATAGGCCCCTCTTACTTTCTTGATGATCTTTGCCGCTGCCTCGTCTATTTCCTGCTGCGACTTTGCCTCGCCCTTCTCGGGCTCCTCGACGTTTTTCAGCCTGCCTCGCATGGTCTCCAAAAGCTCCCAAGCCTGGCTCATTTCCTTCATGGTCGAAAGACTCACCTGCATTGGAGTGCTCAAGATCATGTTGCATTTCATCTGGAGCGCCTCCTCGAGGGCGGAAACCATGTCTTCTTCGGTTCGGATATCTCGCTGAGCCCCTGGCTCCGGCTGAACGGGAAGCTGTCTCGCCGCGGCCCACTGGGCGGTCTTGATGGCCATTTCCTGGAGCCTTGCCACTGCATGGGCGTCCTGCGGATCGAGGCTCGCCAAAAGCTTTTCCCCGTAGGCGGCACGGGTCAAAATATCGTTGACCTGAATGGAGCTCATGGCCTTTCGGATTTTCTCCCGCTTATCGCGCCACTCGTAGAGGTCCGACCACCGAAGGAGAGTCGAGCGCGCCACTCCGGTAAGGGTCGCCACCTGGTCGAAGGTGTGCCCCCCGGTGCAGTACAAGTCCTCGGCCTTTTGGACGACCTCCATCGAATATTCCTGGCCCATTAGCGCCGCCCCGCAAGCTCTCTATATTGGGCGATATGTTCGATGCAGATCCTGAGCTCGGTATTGATGAGCGTTGCAAGCTCGTCGGCCTGCTGAAGGATGCGATCCACCGGGAGTTTTTCCGGCTCGACTGTTGGGTCGAGGTCGTTTCTCATTTCCCGAACCAATCTCTGTGCCCGGAGCCGGTAGTCTCGCAGCTCCTCCTTGGCCACTCCAAGCTTTCCCTCGTACTTCAGTTGCTCCTCGGTCATTGCTGCGGCCCTTTCGCTGCCTTTTCGATACGGTTCAAAGGACAAAACAAATTGTTTTCGATGCATACGGTCAGCCGGCTCAGCCGCTCCGCCAACACGGCCTGCATGGCCAGATTCTCTTTAAAAACGTCCAGGACCTGCTGCTGGAGCTCCTGAGATCTCTTGAGCAATGCGGCGTTATTGAGATAGTACTGCCGTATCTCCGTCATACGCTCGCCGGCCGTGAGCTCCATGTTGGAAAAACGCTCCTGGTCCCGCTCCCTCGTTTTCTGGTGAGAGCGCTCCGAGAAATACCAGATAAATATCGCTATCCCTCCCGGCCCGAAGGCCGCGGCGGAATCCAGAACATATTTTATTGTGAGATTATCCATCGGGTATTCCCCACCTCCCGGAGCTGCTTGATCAAGGCCTCTCTATCAGGCCTTTCCGATGGCCCGCGTCGCCTTGATGCGCCCATAGATCGCCATCACCCCACCCACAGCGCTCCCAAGGGCAATACAAAAATCCACCAAAGAGCCCTGGATCTCAGGATCCACCGTTTGCCTCTTATTGAGCATGGGCGATCTCCCTTTGGGCAAGGCGGGGGCCGGGCGGTTATCGTCAAAAAAAGGATCGATTCCACCCGGACACCCCTTCGGGTTTGACTGGAAAAAAGGGCTGGGGAGAAGGTGAGGGGATTTGCAGCGAGAGGAGTCGGAATTTGAGGTCGCATATCCCAGCCGTTCTTTGCCCGCTCTCTCGGGCGCTATCGCGTCGCCTTGGGTATTCGGCGTTGCGTTCAAGAGTGGCTTGAATTCTCAAGG